TTGCGACTTGTGGAAGTCGGTCATGGTCGCTTCGAGTTGAAGCAACCCGCCCGCAGCCGCCATGTGTCCCAAATCCATTGCGTAGAGATGCGCCATTTCGTCTTTCGTGATTCCAGGGAAAGCCCCCGGATCACGAATCAGTTTTTGTTTGAAGGCATCGAGCGCGGACTGCGCCTGGTCGACTGGCTTTTCTTGGATGGCCCCAAGCGCCTGGCCGATCTGTTTCAGCGTCTTCTCTCGAACCGCCGCATTTGCTTCGCCGGTCTGCGCCTGCGCTTTCAAGGTGTCGGCAATCTTCGCCGAACGGTCGACGAATTGCGCCGTCATCTGCATCGCGTCTTTCGGAAGCACGCCTTTATTGATCAGAGACGAAGTGAGCGCGTTGGGGTCGAAGCCAACGCCACTGGCTTGGGCCGCGTCGGTGCCCGTGAATTCCTTGAGGAAGTCAGGATCGCTCCACGCCTTCATCATCGCTTTCTGTGAATCGAGCTCGAGTTGGCGCTGCTGGTTTTCGAGGGTAGAAGCCTGCACCCCTTGCTCTGCCTGCTGCTGTTGCAGTGGAGCCATGGCCTGCTGTTGCTGGGTATTCGCTGCCAGCGCGCGGAGCTGGAGCATCTTGCCGTACTGCTCCAAAGGCGACGGCATGGCCGCCGCTTGCGCGGGTGCCGTGGTATTGAAATTCGGCATGGTGGGAAGTTCGAAAGCCATCTCAGAAACCTCCTAAACTGCTGAGGTTCATCATGCGACCGGCGCCGAAGGGGCTGCCGCCAAAGCCGCCAAAGCCACCGAAACCCCCGCCGCCGCCGAAGCCGTAGGGTTGAAGCATGGAAGGCATAGGAGCCCGGGGATCGCCGATGCCCGGACTGCCAAAGCCTCCGTTTTGTGGCGACATCGGCATTTGCGGCGCAAAGGGCTGGCTTGGTCCAACCGCGCCGCCAAAGGGGCTCACGGGCTGATAGGGAGCGATGGGGCGAACCGGCATCGGTTGCGGCTGGCCGCCACCACCGAAACGCGAGAATCCGCCATTGAAACCGCCGCCAAGCATGTTTAAAGGCATCATGTCAGTAGTATTGCTCCCCCGGCCCGGCATAGCCGCCGCCGCCCGCGGCAGGGGTTCCGGGGTAGTTTGCCAGCTCGTCAAACTGGCCGCCTCCCCCTCCGTAGCCACCCCCGCCAAAACCGCCGCCATTCAGCGCACTCAGCATGCTGTAGCCGGAAATCGCATTGCCGATGCCGGGGAGGATGGATCCATAGGCGTTGGCCTGTCCGATCGTTCCTGCGGCCGCTGCCGCGCCCTTCTGCCCCATCAGGGAAGCAATGTCGCCACCCATGCCGGTCATAAACTGCCCGGCCCCCTGGGTCGCGCTTAGCCCTTCGTTCGAGAGGCCCATCAAACGCGAGTATTGATTGTTCTGGTTGTTGAGGAAGGTGTTATAGGCCGATTGGTACTGCAGGAGCGGGTCTTCGACCCCGTATTGCTGATAGGCCGTATTTGCGGTGCCCTGGGCGTAATTGTTGAGGTCAGCGAGGGTGCGGCCGGAAAGCAGGCTGCCTTTGCCGGCGGCTGAATTCTGTAAGGCATTCTCGCCCTGCTGCAGTTGAAACTGGTAGCCAGGAGTCTGTGCGACTTGCGCCCCGGTGAGCGGGGTGAATTGCTGCGTCCAGTTCTGGAGCAGTCCTTGCCCCGGCGTCCCCAGTAAGCTGGCAAGCGTGCCCGTGGCCTGGCTTCCGGCGTTGAGATAGGGCTGGTAGTTCTGCAGCCCTTGCGTCTCCTGGCCTTCGAGGAAGTTTTCGCCCTGCTGTAGGGCTTGCTCGTACTCTTGCGCCGCCTGTTCCGAAGCGCTGCCGCCAAACAATCCCCCGAACAGCGAGCCTAGACCGCCGATTGCCGCCCCTAAGAAGCTCATGTTATGACCGTTCCATCACCAGCAACTGCGAAGAATTCAAAAGACTGACCAGCACGCCGCCCGGCGCTTTCACGGAAAAGTAGTAGTGATACTTTCCGGCGGTACTCAAGCCTGAGTCGAGGAAGGAAAAGGCCGCCGCTTGGTTGATACCCGCCGCGAGTTGGCCGCCGGCGAAGGCATCGCCGCCCACGATCACGTCGTTTGCGTTCGGGGCCTGGCCGTTGGGCGGGATGGCGCTGGTGGTGCGGTGCACGTAGATGTAAACCGGACCCGGGCCGCTGGCTTGATAGGTGACTCTGGCCTTGACCGTGAATTCCGCGTAACGCTTCGGCGTCATTGGCCCCACACCGACGCCGGTCGATTGCAGTGCGCCGTTCGATCCCGTCGTGGCCGTCGAAGTCATTGCCTGCTGCCGGTTATTCACCGAACGCGACATGAGATCGTCCAGCTGTTGCAGCCAGAGCGTGCGCTGGCCGCTCGATTTCGGGCTGTCCCAGGTCTGGGGATCGATTTCGACGAGAAGGCGGCGAGACATTTAGGTGATTTTGGCGAAGGTCTTCGAAAGGCGGTCCTGCGCGTCCTGAGTGCCGTTCACGTAGGCGTCGGCGATGCGCCAGGGGATTGGATCGCTGACCGTGACCTTCGCCGTCCAACTGCGCCAGCTTCCCAGGCGGCGGTCAATCGCCACCACTTTCGATTCCCCTGCTTGTCCACAGGGGATTTCGCGTTCCGGCGTCCAGGTCTTGCCGAAGTCTTCGGAGTAGGAAAACATGGCCAGCGGCGGTCGAGGATTGCCGAAGTCGTCGGTCAAAGGCGGCATCGGCCCTAAGCCGGTCTCAAAGTCCACCTGGAATTCGTTGATAGGAACGGTGAGCTGGCCACCTTCCTGAGAGATGGTTGGCCCGACGCGGGTGCGCACAATCGGCGTCCCGTTGTCGGTGTAATAGCTAGTGCTGAGCTGGTAGACCTTCCCGGAAGTGCGATCGCCGACCAACTGGAAGCCAAAGGCGTTGACGTGACAGCGCCAGAGCGCGGCCTGCTGCACGCCATTGACGAGCGAGGTCCGGCGGTGCCACCAGCCGAGATCCACGTCCAGCACCCAGAAAGCATTCGCGCTTGGGAACCACAGGCCGTAATAGTTTTGCCCTTCTTCCTGGAAGGGAATGCCGACAGCGTCGGAAATGTTGGCTTGCTGTGACATCCAGTACTCGAGGCCGGAATCGGAAACCCGTTGCGGGATAAAACCATTCGCGGCATAAACCACCGCCTGCCCGCGTTCATCGCCGCCCAGCCACATGATTGTTGTTCCCTGGTGCGTGGCCACGCGTTTGGGACTGGCTTCGGCGATGCACCCCACTTCCATAAACGCGCCCGAGGCCACGTCGAAGGGAAATAAGGCGGCGCCGGAGTTGTAGTAACCGACGGCGCGCGTCGAGCCGAACAGCCAGAGCAGGCGATTCGAGGCCACCATGCCGATCAGCTGGTCGGAGAAAACGGAGACTTGCGAGACGGCGATCCCTGGCCAGTTGGTTGCGTCTTCGGGATTCGAAATGCTGAAAGTATTGTTCGCGCTCAAGGCAACAAAGAAGCCGTCGAGGAATTCCACGCTCAACACTTCGCTTGGCGGCGTGGTGATGGGCTGAAAGGCATTGCCAATGAGCGAGAACACAGTCAGGGCGCCGCCTGAAGCGATAAGAAGCTGGGAAGGATAGGTGCCGGCGCCGGTGGTGCTTGAAGTCGCCGTGCCCGCGCTCAAGTTCGTCTGCGGCTCAACCGTTAAGCCTTGCGTCGTCAGGTTCACCAGGTCGCCCACAATCGAAGCCACGACCCAGGTGCCGATCAGCTGCTCAAATTTGGGGTTGGTGATGCCGGCAATAATGCAGTTGCCGCCAACCGTGAAAGCGCCGCCGGAAGGCACGGTGATCTGGGCGGCATTGGACGCGGTGATAATCGCGCTGGTGATTGCTTGAGGGTTCCCGATCACCACCGCGCCCACGGTGCCCGCGGAAGTCATGGAAGCGGGCAAGCCGTCGTCGACGATGTTGTTATTTGCCGTGCCCTGGCCGCCGTAGTCGGTGATGCCGCCGCCGGCAGTCAGCTCGTAGAGGTGAGTTCCAGAGACCGCGAACAGGCGCCCGCCCACGAAGTAGAAGCCGCGCACTGAAGGCCCGGCGAGCGTGGCGAAAAGGGCTAAGCCCGAGGTCGACAAAAGCGCAAAGCCGGTGCGCGCGTTCGGGGATTCGATTTTCTGCGGGCGCCAGTTGATGAGCTGCTCGGCATCCGCGAGGGGCGTGGGCGATTGGTAATTGGGGCCGACGAAACCGAATCTCATGGTCTAAACCCGCGCCATCAGTAGCGATGTGAGCGGTTGGAACTGCCGGTGAAGATGTTGCCCATCTTGCCGTAGCTGCCGACAATGGCCTCGTCGCATACTGCTTCTTTCGGGCGCACATTGATGCCCGCGACCCGTGCTTTGGCGTCGCTCGCCAGCTTTGATACGATCTCGAATTTCTTCAGGTCGCAGGGAAACTCTGCGGCTAAGCGCATCGCCAACTGATAGCGCAGCATTTCGGCATAGGCGGGCGGAAAGAAGAACTTCGCCTGCAAATCGGGGAAGAGCTGCAGCACCGTCCAGAGGTAGAGCACCACCGGATTCGCTTGCGTGGGCACCGGCCAGAAGTAGAGCACCATGTCGGGGAACACGGCGTTCGATTCATCCACAAAACAGACTTGCGGGAGGATCGAGGTGACGGATTTGTTCGAGATGCCCTGCCACTGCTGATCATCGACCATGTCCATCGGCAACTCGACCGGCGTCGATTGCGAGGCATTGTAGAGAATCGAGACGCGATCGACGCGCGACGGCCGCGCCAGCAGGAAATCCTCGGTGTTATTGGCGTTTCCGAGTTTGTAGGATTGCTGGCTAGGGACCAGAGTCAGGGTTTTCTGATTCTGATCGAGCGTCTGCACAGTGACGGCCGGAATCAGAAAACGCTCGACCGAAAAAGCGTCGAGCATGTCGTTGAGCACCGTCTGGCAGTCGTCGAGCTCTGCCGCCGACAGATTCAGCCCGGAACGCAGCGCCCCCACCAGGCGCAGCGCCGACTTAATAAAGTCGGTCGCTGAGCGTGAGAGGGTATTCGATGGAGTGAGCGCGGGCACTTGCTAGCCGTTTTCTTTGAGCCACTGCACTTCTTCGGCTTTTGAGTGCACGATGGAAGCGCAGAGTCTCTGATCCCATTCGACAATGGCCG